TGTACGCATCCGCAAGGCTCAGATCCTGGAGCGATTGGCGGCTCAGTACGACGGTACATACAGGCAGGTGCTACAGGCCTACGCCACGAGGGAGCTCACTGGGGAATTCCTCCTCCCGCTTCCGGAACTGGACCTCAATGCCACTGCCGCCGCTGACATGGAACAGCTATCTGGATATGCGGCTAAAATCCCTGGAATGGTCTTGATAGCTCTTTTGTAATGGTACTAGAGGTTTATGCCTTGTGACCGTTGATTTTGTATGAAGAATAATAAATTTTGATTGAGAGGTGGTGGTATGGCAGCAAGGCTGACGGATAAGCAAAAAAAGAAAATCCTTGCGGACTATACCGAATTAGAGAGCTATAGCGCAACAGCGAAAGTAAACGGCGTTTCAAAGGACACAGTGCGTCGATTAGTTGCGAGTTGCGCCGATTTCGCCAAGAAAGCGCAGGATAAAAAAGAGAAGAACACCGCTGATATTATTGCTTACATGGAGAATAAGCGAAATATCGTGTGTGAAATACTGGGAAAAGGGCTGGACGCCCTGAACAGCCCGGATAAACTTGCGGATGCCAGTCCGGCGCAGATCACCACGGCGCTGGGGACTCTGATTGACAAATGGGCCATGATAGGCGGCGGTCCGAAGGACGAAGCCGAAGAGGACGATCTGAGCCGCAGCCTGCGGGAATTGGGAGAGGGGTTGGAGGGCGATGCTTGAAATTGTTCCCATGAAGCTGAAAGAGGCAAATGCCTTTGTGGAGCAAAACCACCGCCACCATGGGCCTGTTGTGGGACACAAGTTTTCCATCGGTTGCTCCGATGGAGAGAAAATAGTTGGCGTTGCCATTGTGGGGCGGCCTGTTTCCCGCCATTTAGACGATGGATGGACATTGGAGGTAAATCGGCTTTGCACAGACGGGACCCACAACGCCTGTTCCATGTTATACGCCGCCGCATGGAGGGTGGCCCGTGCCATGGGATACAAAAAACTGGTGACTTACATCCTGGAGAGCGAGAACGGGACGAGCCTCCGTGCTGCCGGATGGAAATGCGTGGGACGGGCTGGGGGACTGCGGTGGACCGGGAAGCGCAGGCCAGAGGTAGACCTTTATCCGGCACAAATGAAAATAAGATTTGAAGTTACCACATGATTTCAGCAAAGCAAAAGAAAATCCTCGCCTTCCCCTACAGCCCCTACGATGCCCTGATCTGCGACGGCGCGGTCCGGTCCGGCAAAACCTCCATTGAGGTGGTGGCATTCATCGACTGGGCCATGCGGGAGTTTTCCGGCCAGCGGTTCGGCATCTGCGGCAAGACCGTGGGCAGCGCGACGGAGAACATGGTTATCCCATACATATCCAGAAGCTACGCCAAGAAACGCTATACGCTCCACTGGCGGCGTTCGCAGAAGATCCTGGAGGTGCGGCGGGGCCCCAGGGTGAACTATTTCGAGGTGTTCGGCGGACGGGACGAATCCAGCTTCGCTCTGATTCAGGGCCGGACGTTGGCGGGGGTACTGCTGGACGAAGTAGTCCTTATGCCGGAGAGCTTTGTCAATCAGGCACTGGCCCGGTGTAGCGTGGACGGCGCGAGAATCTGGTTTTCCTGCAATCCCGGAAACCCGTCCCACTGGTTCAAAGAGGAGTGGATCGACAAGCGGGAGGAGCACAATGCTCTTTATCTCCACTTCGAGATGACCGACAACCCCAGCCTGAGCGATAAGACGCTTGCCCGTTATCAGTCCATGTATTCCGGTGTGTTTTATGACCGGTATATCCGGGGGCTGTGGGTAGCTGCCGAGGGCCTGGTGTATCCCATGTTCAGCGAAGAGGAACACGTGATGGACGAGATACCCTGGCAAGCCCTCCAGCGGGGGAGATGGTACATCTCGGTAGATTATGGTACAGTGAACCCGACCTCGGCGGGGCTTTGGTGCCTGTGGCGGGGGACGGCGTATCGCGCCGGCGAATATTACTATGACAGTAGGAAGCCTGGGAACCATCAGCGCACGGATGAAGAGCATTATACAGGTCTTGAGGAGCTGGCTGGAGACAAGAAGATAGATCGGATCGTCGTGGACCCATCCGCTGCCAGCTTCAAGGAGACGATCCGGAGGCACGGGAGGTTCGCCGTGTGGGACGCAGACAACAGCGTCGTGGATGGCATCCGGTTGACGGCTTCGCTGCTGCAGGCCGGACGGATCCTGATCCACAGGGACTGCAAGGGCCTGCTGTCGGAGATCGCCGCATACCGCTGGGACACGGAAGCGTCGATGGATACGGTGATAAAAGAAGCGGATCACGCCTGTGACGACATGCGGTACTTCTGCTCCACTATCATGGCGCGGGAAGTGCGGTCTGCGGGCATATGACAAAGATATTTCGATGGGCCATCAAAAAAGAGGAGGATATCTAGCATGAACGAACTGAAGATCTTTGAAGACGAGCGATTTGGGACCATCCGAGCCATCGTGGAAGATGGTAAGACACTGTTCTGTGGGTCCGACGCGACAAAAGCGTTGGGCTACAAGAATTCGAGTAAAGCTCTGACAGACCATTGTAAGGGTGTAACGAAACGTTATATCCATACTCCCGGCGGAAATCAGGAAATGAATTTTATCCCCGAGGGCGATATCTACCGCTTGGCTGCCAAGTCTGAGCTGCCGGGGGCGGAGGAGTTCGAGATCTGGATCTTTGATGAAGTCCTTCCCTCCATCCGCCGCAACGGCGGATACATCTATAGGCAGGAGAACATGACTCCAGAGGAGTTGATGGCAAAAGCGCTGATGGTGGCGCAAAAGACTCTGGCTGACCGTGAGGCCCGCATCTCGGCACTGGAGATCGCCAACTCCGCCCTGACAGTGGAGACGCAGGTCATGAAGCCCAAAGCGGACTACTTCGATGAACTGGTTGATCGGAACCTGCTGACCAATTTCCGGGAGACGGCGAAGCAGTTGGAGGTCAGGGAGCGGGACTTCATCCAGTTCCTGCTCAACAAGAAGTACATCTACCGGGACAAGCGTGGCAAGCTGATGCCCTATGCCCAGCATGTGGATAGCGGCCTGTTCGAGGTCAAGGAGTGCTTCAACGAAAAGACCCAGTGGAGCGGCACCCAGACGATGGTGACGCCCAAGGGGCGGGAGACCTTCCGGCTGCTGTTCGTCGGGGCGGCGTGAATGGCTCGGCCATCAAAAAGAGGAGGATATCCATCATGAATGAACTGATGATTTTCAACGATCCCGAGTTTGGGACTGTCCGCGCTGTGGAGATCGACGGAGAACCGTGGATGGTCGGCAAGGATGTGGCTGCGGCGCTGGGGTACAGCAACTCCCGCGACGCGCTGGCAGTCCATATCGATGAAGAGGACAAAGCTACCGTCGCGATTCACGACGGTAGCCAAAACCGAAACATGACCGTCATCAACGAGAGCGGCCTGTATTCGCTGGTGCTGTCCAGCAAGCTCCCTGGCGCGAAGAAGTTCCGCCGGTGGGTGACGGGCACCGTCCTCCCGGCGATCCGTAAGACCGGCTCGTACAGCGCCAGCGTCCTGACGGACGGCACGAAGGCCGCGCTTGCCGAAGCCAAGGCGAAGAACGCCCGGGCCCGTGTGGCTTCCATGTGGATGAAGCTGGCCAAGGAAAACCCCATCCCAGAGTACAAGGCGATCTGTGCCCATTATGCCAGCGCGGAGCTGACCGGCGGGCAAGCGGTGCTCCCTCTCCCCGAGGCGACGGAGCGTACATACAGTGCCGCCGAGGTCGGAGAGCTGCTGGATGGCATAAGCGCCGATATAGTGGGGCGCATGGCGAACCAGGCCCCCGCGATCTTGATATGAGGCGGGGGAGATATCGCATCCAAGAGAGGGAGATACATGGGCATCATCGAATGGGCGCTGAACAAGTTCGGCTACACGAAACAGGATAGAGTGACGATCCCTGCCGGGACCATCGAGAAGGAGTTCAGTGTGCTCCCTGCCGCCTCCCGGAAGATGGAGGACGCTATCGACCTCTGGTATTCCATGTATATCGACCACCCTCCCTGGGAGAGCTGCGATGTGCGGCCGCTGGGATTGCCGGGGGCCATCGGTCGGGAGCTGGCCCGTCATGCGTTGACGGAGTTCTCTGTGGCCGTGTCCGGCAGCGAAAGGGCGAAGTACATCGACCGGCAGATGCAACTGGCGGTGGCAAGGTTCGGGATCGATCTGGAGCTGGGCCTCTGCCTGGGCGGGGTGTGCCTCAAGCCGTACCCGGAAGATGGCCGCATCTTGGTGGACGCTTTCACCACGCGCTTCACGCCGACCCGCTTCGATGGGGCCGGCAAGGCGATAGGCGGCGTGTTTGAGAGCAAACCTGTGCGCCAGGGGAAAGACTGGTTCGTCAAGCTGGAGCACCACGACTTCCAGATACGCGAGGATGGCAGCAAGGTCTACGTGGTGGAAAACAAAGCATTCCGCAGCGGACGGGACGGCGGCATCGGTGCTCAGGTCCCTCTCGATGCTATAAAGGAATGGGCAGGACTGGAGGAGCATAAGGAGATCGAAGGTCTGACCGGCCCGCTGTTCTCCTATTTCAAGCCGCCGATAGCCAATCGGGTGGAGCCCGATTCGCCTATGGGGGTCTCCGTGTATTCCGGAGCGGTGATGGACCTCATCCGGGAAGCGGACCTTCAGTGGGAGCGTATCTGGTGGGAGTTCAAGAGCGGGGAGCGGAAGATCTTCTCAGATGCCACGCAGATCGATGCAGGACAGATCGGAGACCGGCTTTTCCTGAAAGGCGCTTTTACCAGCGACGGGAATCTGTTCGAGCAGTTCAGCCCAGAGCTGCGGAACGCTGCACTATATGACGGGCTCCAATATATCCTGAAGATCGTCGAGTTCAATGTGGGGCTCGCTTTCGGAACGATCTCCGACCCGCAGTCCGTCAACAAGACGGCCACCGAGGAGATCATGACCAAACACCGGCAGTACGTGACGGAGGACTGCATCCAGGAAACGTTCCAGGCGGCATTGGACGATCTGATCTACGCTATGGACGCGTGGTGCGACCTGGCGCAGCTTGCTCCAGCGGGGGAGTACAGCGTGGGATACAACTGGGGCGACGGGGTCCTGGACGATCCTGAGACCAGGCGGCAGGACATGGCGATGGATATGCAGCGGGTGGCTGCTGGACTGATGAAGCCGGTCGCCTTCGTCATGAAGTGGGACGGCGTGGACGAAGAGACCGCCCGGAAGATGCTACCGGATATGGAAGATATGACGGACGAGGAACAGGACGAGGTGGAGTAAATGCCGCGCTATCCGTTCAGCCCGGAGATATTGGATGCCCTCCCCGAAGAGCTGGCGGAGCTGTTCCGGGGCCTGGAGCTGAAGCTGCTGGAGGAGATCTGCTCCAGGCTTCGTCTGGCCGGCGAGCTGAACGAGGTCACGGTCCAGGACGTCCGGGCCCTGCGCTCCCACGGCGTGGATCTGGAGGACATCAAGAGGGCCATCTCCAAGACGACCGGCGTCGGCATGGACAAGCTGGAGGCCCTGTTGGACGATGTAGTGGCGCGTAACCAAAGATACTACACATCGATGATCGATATCGCGCAGGTGACCTTTCCGCAGAGGCTGGTGGACGAACGGGATATCGACGCCATCCGGCGACAGACTGTCGATGGATTCACCAACCTCACCCGGTCCATGGGGTTCCTGGTACGGGACGGACGGCACAAGGTCATGCTTCCGCCAGCAAAGGCGTACCAGTGGGCCCTGGACAGCGCGGAGCTCCAGATCATGTCCGGCGCGATCAGCTACGACCAGGCCATCGGCGAGGCCGTGCGGCAGTTGGCGAAGAGCGGGCTGTGCGTGGCGTTCGATAAAAATGGAGCCCCGGTCAGGAACGCGGTCAAGTACGAGCGCGGAGGCATCCAACAGCTTGACGTTTGCATTCGCCGCGCGGTGATGACCGGCGTGAACCAGCTCAACCAGAAGTACCGGGAGCAGTCCATGGACTACCTGGAGACGGATCTGCTGGAAGTGACGGCCCACCTGGGGGCGCGGAACATAGACGGGCCAAACGGCTGGGAGAACCATGCAAAATGGCAAGGGAAGGTGTACCGATGGAAAAAATAAAAATTAAGCTGAGAGAATGTTGCTTGACCTGTGAACACTTTGACCCATCCGGCATTAAGGGATTGAGTATGTACTACGCTCCGCCTTGCGGTTGTGGGGAGATAGAACGTGTGATTGCTTGCGGACATATGGCTGTTTGCAAGATGTATCTGGAAAGCACGGGGAAGGAGTAGGGATGGGACTTTGTGCAACAGCTAAAGGATTGACCGCAGAAACAGAATTTAACTGCGGGTATTTGACATACGGACTGTTTCTCCGAAATTTGGCGCGTACTTACAATGAGGAAATCGGGGAAATGTTCGAGAGTATGTGCGCCGGGAATCGATTGACTGAAGAACAAGAGAACAGGTGGAATGAAATCTGCAATGACGATTTGGATTTGCTACTTTTTCACTCCGATTGTGATGGAAAATTTACCCCGCAAGAGTGCCGACGGATTTACAATGCAATAAAAGACCTTTACATGGATATGCAAGGCCACAATTACATTGTGATGAAACCGTACAATATGCTCGAACACTGGAAAAGTATCTTTTTGCACTGTGCAAAAAGGCGGGTAACATTATTCTATTACTGACAGGAGGTGATGCAATGGCAGAATACCCCGATTTTGAAAAGACGTGCGGCTACGGCTCCGTGACTGGCATAGGCGGAGCCAACTGCAGGCACTCCTACTGGCCCTTTATAGAGGGCGTTTCGGAGCGCACTTACACCGATTCCGAGCTGGAGGCCATGAAGCCGGAAAACCGGCCTAAAATCCAGTTTGAGGGCCGGGAATACGACGATTATCAGGCTACCCAGAAGCAGCGCCAGATCGAGCGCACCGTTCGCAAGCTGAAACGCCGCAAGACCGCTTTCGAGGCGGCGGGTCTGAAGGAGGACGCTCAGGCAACAAACATCCGCTTGCGGCGGCTGAGTAAGGAATACATCGAGTTCAGCAAGGCGGCGGGACTGCCGGAGCAACGGGAGAGAATGAAGGTGATTTACAAGTGAAATGCATTAAATATATGGTAGTAACTTTCGTGATTATGCTTTCTTTGCTTGGATGTAGTTCGTCGGAAAGTAGTGGAATTGAAAGCAATAAGCAAGAAGAAAAACCAACCGGAACGTTTATTGAGGTCGACAGAGGGGTTTCCTGGAAAGTTGTTTTCCACAGAGATACAAAGGTTATGTATGTTGTATCAAATAATTTTACGTTACTCGTGAACGCAGATGGAACGCCGATGCTTTATGGCGGATAAAAAAGGAACTATTCTGAGACCGTCGGACATCAAAGCTGCCGAAGCCGTCCTTGCCCGTGGTGAGCGCGTGGAGCTAATCCCCGTCAAGGACGGCGTGAAGGTTGTACGGGTGCGGCGGGAGGAAGTGAAGAAGGATGTTTGACGGGAATCTTTGTAATGCTGGGCTTTTTCCTGCGGAACTTGTCCCGCCGGAAATCATAGAGCAATTTTTTCAATCGCCGATGTGCGGTTTCCCGTGCTATACCTGCAAGCACAAAGGGGAAGAAACCCCGCGCTGTGAAAACTATAACAAATGTGGGTTATGGCTCGACTGGGCAAATAAAAAGGGACTGAAAAAGTAAATACTTTTCCGCCGTCTAAGCGTTGACGGCGAAGAGCCGAGCGTGGTTATTCATCCAGAAATGGGTGAGTGACCACGCTTTTTCTTTTGGTAAAACCCGCACAAGCGG